GAATTAACCAGCAGTAGTTCATTAAAAATTGATAATAACCAAAATATTAATATTAAACCCGAATTTTGCAAGATGAGGTCACATTTAAAAGATGAACCTGGAATTTTAGAATTAGAAGAGTTATTTAAAGATGAATATGATTACGATACAGGTGTATATAAAATAAGTACAAAGAAAGAAAATAGAGAAAGATATATGGAAATATACAGGAATTTTTACAAAATATTTACTGGGAATGATTATAAAGATGATGATGGTTATACAGACGAAGGAAGTAAACAATTACCATTATTTAGCAAAATTATTCTTAGCGATTTTGAATTATGTAAAAATACTGATTTTGTAGACGATAGAACTACGATGATTAAACCATATAAAGTAACAGAACCGATAATTAGCGACAAAATAAATGATTATACGAAAAATGAATTACAAAGGTATTACAATGATGAATATATATTGTTTATCAAATATGCAAAATTACTGAAAAACTTTTTAATTACATTAAATACAAATGAAAATAAAATTCTTTCTTTGCTAAATAGTCTATTTATGTTTATAGAGCCAGAAGATACAAATACAAATACAGATGAAAAGAAGGAAACTATAATAATACATCCAGAATTAACAGATGAAAAGTTGAATGATGTTGCAATAAAAGCGAGAGAATATATATTGCAATTATATTTAAATTGTAAAGAAGGTCAAACAGAACTACACGGTGTTTTTAAAGACATTTTAATTATTAGAAATAAAATAAAAAAAGACCTAAAATAAAAATCATTAAGTAACAAAATTTATCTATTTTTTATAAATTCGAATGTTTTATTATATCCTTCTTCAATGTATTTAAGTCGTGCTTCTTTACTTGTCATCACTTCAATCATATCTTCTGAACTTAATTTACCAACACTAAATTCTACTTCATTAATTAATTTTTTTTTATTTTTGGGTCTAAATTTATTTAGAATATGACCTACATAAGTTTGTAGTAATTCGAAAACATTATTAGAAGAACTTAACTGCGTAGTTTGTTTCTTTTTATTTCTTCTTTTACCTCTTAAACCGAAACCATTATTTTCATTATTATTCATTTTATTGCAAAATGTACTTACAGGATAATTGTTTAAAATTCCACCATCAACATAACAACAATCGTTATAAAAACAAGGGATAAATATCATTGGTATCGCACAAGACATATATACAGCCTCTACAACTAACATGTCAGGATAATTTTCGTGTGAAATAACAACTTCTGTAAATGAGTTTAATTCAACCGAATGGAAATAAATATTTATATTAGAAAATTCATAAAATTCTTTTAAAGTTATCTTTGTTGAAAGTGACTTGCCTTGTAATAATGGGTCTAGAATTTTTTCAAAAAAATTTACATCGAACAATCCCTTATTTGTATAAAAATTTAACAACTGGGATAAATTAATCTCGAATACCGTCTCCCACGGACGGTCAATTATATATTTATATATTTCTTCCTTCTTATAATTTAATGCATAGATAATTGCAGAAAGACTTCCAGCGGACGTAGAAAATATATTTTTTATATTTTCTCTTATAATGAATTGTTTTTCTTCCAAGCAGTATAAACCTCCTATTTGACAAAACACAATATGACCACCGCCAGATAATATTAATGAATTTATTTTATTTTCTTCATTATTTTCTTCATTATTTTCTTCACCGCTCATAAACTTAAATATATAATTATATTTAAATTTATATAACAAGTATATTATTGTGAATAATTATATATGTATATATAATATTATGTCTTCTATTTTTAACTTTAATGATGATGATGATGATGGTAATGGTAAAATTAACATTGATGACCTTTATGAAAAGAAACACCAAGACGATTTAAACAGATTAAGCAATTATAAAAAAATACTTTCTAAGATACATACTAAGATAAAATTGGTATCAAGACAAAATAAAAATATTCAGCATTATTGGTATATTGTTCCCGAAGTAATATTGGGATTGCCTCATTATAATAATAGTGATTGTATTGCTTATGTAATGAATGAATTAAATGAAAGTGGGTTTTCTGTTAATTATACACACCCAAATTTAATATTCATAAGTTGGAAACATTGGGTCCCGACATATGTACGCAATGAAATTAAAAAAAAAACAGGAATGCAAATCAATCAATTCGGTACTATTACAAATAATCCCAATGAAAAATCGCAATCAACACCATTTGCTAAAGAAACACCAAGTAAAAATAATAATTCGGGTAATATGGATAATTCCAAATCGATTTATGATATAGATATACTTAATAAATTTAATTTTAAATTTAATAAATAATATATTTTACATATAATATTTTACATATTATCATTAATGAAAGTTGTTAATTCATTCTTTTCAACCTTACCATCATACTTAATAACATCATCGCCCTTTTGAATTATGACTGTTGGAAAACCTTCAATATTATATTTTTCCATATTTCTTTTTATATCTTGTGTTTCCACAGTACAATCAACTTCTTTAAAAGAAATCGTTTTATTATTAATTGTTCGTCCATCAAATTTTGATTTTATATCATCCACTATTGGTTTAGCCTTTGTACAATGAGGGCACCAATCAGCATAAAAAAATAATACCTCAACCTCTCCATTAACCGCATTTGAACCAGTCATACCTTCGGTTTTATAATCATTTTCTCCCCCATTACCTGACATACTTCCAATGTAATAACGATTTCCTAAATATAGCAAAATTAATGGAATACCTACAAAAAATAGTGCCATATATATCATATCCCATCCTTTCTTAGTTCCATAATAAGAACCGTGCATGAACGCCCTACCCAACTCCCACGCCTCGTTAATAATATATTTTGTAGATGATGTGAGTGAATTAATAGTTTTTTTAAACATTATATATATATATATTGTATATAATATAATATTCTAATTAATTTAATCAAACGGATTAAAGACTACAGAATATATAATACTAATAATTATGTTATTTAGAAATAACAGCGGAGAATTAAAAAATATAAATAAACTAGATTATATAAACGATAAGGATTATTATAAAACTATATTACAATTTATGAATACGCGCGCTAAAATTAATAATTCGCACAATATTGCTCTAGATAATCTCATAAATAAAATTAAAATATTAATATAATAATATTATAGCAAAAAATTTATTATTATGTTATTATATGATTAAACAAACACGCAAAAATAAAAAGGGCAAAACGCGAAAAATAAAAAAAATGCATTATTTCTCCAAAAACGATTTTGGAAGTGGTGATGGAATGCTTACCAGTGTATGGGGACCTACTATGTGGCACACATTACATACAATTAGTTTTAATTATCCTGTAAAACCAAGCAAAAGCGATAAACTAAATTATAGAAACTATATATTACAATTAAAATATATATTACCTTGCAAATATTGCAGAATGAACTTGCGTAAAAATTTACAATCGCTTCCATTAACAATGAGTAAAATGAAATCTAGAGAAACATTTTCCCGATATATTTATGATTTGCACGAATTGATAAACAAAATGTTACACAAGAAATCTAATCTAACTTATGAAGATATATGTCAAAGATATGAACATTTTAGAGCGAGATGTAACTTGAAATTTGATTTAGCAAATAAAAATAAAACTCATAAGAAAGGTTGTGTTGTTCCATTCCATAAGGTTAAAAGTAAAGGTATTGTTAAAATTGTTCCACACGATACAAAATGTGAATCACTACAAATAGATAACAAATGTTTTGAAGTTAATTAATTTTTGGTCTAAAAAATTCCTTCAAACCTATTTTTAAAATTAGATAGAACCAGTATAAATTTAAGATATATAAACAATGAAAAGGAGCACTAAATATTATAGGATATTCAATATTATATTCTATAACTATATCATTAATTCCATTTTCTAAATACATTACATTTGTATAATTATACACTCTGGTATAAAAGAACGTTAATGCAAAAATATTATTATTAATAAATTTAAGGTTCCCAGTGTATATATTACAACTTTTTGAAATATCACGTATTCGCAAAAATATTGTGCTAACTTCTGTTAAAAACAATGTAATAACAAGATGTTGAACACTATTTATTTGAAAGTTATAATAATGATATAGAAATAATATGTAAAATCCCCAACCATGATGAAAATAAGTAGAATATTCTCGGTCTTTTATAAATATAAAATCTAACATCATAGTTTTCACTATTAACAAACCACCATATTCAAAATGGTCTACAATATTGTATTGATAATAAATATATAATGAATAAACCCCAATATATGTGCCATATAATGATATTAAATTTCTACAAATATCACATACAAAATTTACTTTAACATTTGTATGTAAATTATAATCAAAATATGAATCCATATATTTTAACAATAACATATTATACACGCTATAATATGTTATTATTGAAAACTTTAAGTTTGTTATTTAATAATATACAAGTATGAAGATTTAAAAATTACTAAAATTATTTAATACTGCTTGGGGTTCATAGTTATCTAAATTATTATTATTTGTTAAAGAATTTGGACCAAAATCATAATCGTTATTACTTTGATTGAATTCGCGTTGCGCATTTAAATGTGGGGCAACAATGTTATTTTGTCGTTGGTCTTCTTGTCTTTGTTGTCGGTCTTCTTGTCGTTGTTGTCTGTTTTGTTGTCGGTATTCTTGTCTTTGTTGTCGTCTTTCAACTGGACCAGAACCGACTGAACCGGAACCGGAACCAGAACCTACAGAACCAGAACCTACAGAACCAGAACCAGAACTATAAGGAGCACTACCTAATCCGGGACACGTAGGACATACAGGAGGCACTACTTGTGTTTTTAATATATATTTATCATTCTCAAATAAAGGAACAGAACTTTCATTAAAACTACTTTGCCCAGCATACATAGATTTATCAATTATATATTTATTTCTTTTATTATCAATCACCATAGTTTTGCTTGGGTTATTCGCATCTCTTAATAATGATATTGAACCATTACCGTGTGATACATATACTCTAACACTGACGCTAGGACTATCTACATTTAATTCTTCTACAGTAGAGGAAATTATATATTTAGTTCCATCTTTTGATTCAACATATTTACCATCAGGACCATCTATAATAGTTAATGTATTTCCGTCTGCGTGAGTAAATACAACTTTGGTGACATTATTTAATACTGAACCAGACCCTTCAATATTGCTAACACAGTTATATTCACGTGTGCTTGAACAACCATTTTTCTTCCAGTGATCTTTTGCTTGCGATATTTTATCTTCATTATTTAAATGTATATAACTATCTCTTAAATCTAGGTTTCTTGCTAAATAACATATTGCTTGTGTATCAGAAAGTTCAATATTACAACGGTCAGTTAAACTACCCGACCCAGACCCAGACCCAGACCCAGACCCAGACCCAATAGCGGAACAACCA